AAAACTTTTCTCAAATGCCAGACAATGAACGCAACGGCATTATTTTGGGTTTAGCTGCTGAAGGATACTTTGGGGTAGCTGAGTCAACAGATGAAATGAAAGAACGAATGGAAGACCCAGTACAGATTGCTGCTGCGTTAGCGACTGCGGTTAGAGATGCAGCGGCGACTGTTTCGACTGGTGTTGTCACTGACGATTCAATGATTCCGGGTGTAGGCGAAGATTATTCAATGGATAATCTTGAAATGCTTGTTTCGGATTACATTGAACCGGGCAAAAAGTATCCGCCTCCAACGATGATTAATCGGATCTTAGATAAAACTGCTGAAAGAATGATTAACAAGCGGATGAGCCCTAGCCAGCAGTCAGCGTTTTATGGGGGAGTGAAGGCAGCTATTGATGCTGGTGAGTATTCCAGTGTTGATTATCAGGGGCTGGCTGAGGAGTTTGTTGAAACAACTGATCCTGTGCGTGCTAGAGCCGGAGAGTTCGCTAATGCGGTAGGTGTGCTTCAGGGGGCTGTTAATCAGAAACGTATTGCGGGTTCAGTTACACCGGGAGTGACAGTCTAATGACTTCTAAAGACAATCTTTTCAAAGAAGCTCAAAAAGTAATTGACGAATTAACTAACGAACTTAACAGTGATGATTTGAAAGTTCGCGTTATAGCTGATGGTGAAATTAGGTCAGTTAAAGCACAAGAAGCTCGTAGTGAAGCAAGCAAACTTGAAAGTAACGTAGAAGATTTAGAAGATAAAGTTGCTCAGACTGAGGAGTGGCTAGCTGAAGTTAGCAAAAAAACTTCTACGGGAGCGACTGCTCGTTTTTCGTACAATGACCTAAATGAAGGTTATAGAGAAATTTGGGGTAGAGATCTTCCGGGGTGGAAAAAGACTAGCGAAGATGAAAGAAACGAACGGCTAGACGACGCTGCTAAAAACAAACTTTTTAAGAGCACCACAAAAAAAATAGACACAAGCAAAAACCAGATAGAAGAAAAAAATCTTCGCATTGTCAACTTAAGCGAAGAAGCAGATGAGAATGATGCTGAAGTTGCTGATCGTAGAGAAGTTCTCGAACGTCGTTTAAGTAACGCACCTGACCTTAATTCAGCTAACGAAAAAGATGTTGCTTACTGGATGGTTGGGGATCGTAGTTTTAGCAATGATTTGCGTTTTGCTGACAGAGCAAGAAAATCCATTGAAGGGATAGATGTTGATACTGGGTTGACTACTCGGGAAGGCGGTCAACGTCAAATTGAAAACCTTTTGGACGAAGCTGAACAGGTTGCAGAAACACAACCTTTAGCAGGAGAGTTAGGGGGCCGTGACACGATTCGCCCTGAAGCGGATGTTCTTAGCGATTCAGAGTTAGTGCGTGAAGGGCTAGACGGTGAGGTTGGGACTGGGCCGGGGGCGCAAGGACCACCAGTAAATCAGATCACCGACACTTCCGATCCAATGCAAACTGGTTTAGAAGAAGGGTTAGCTGCACAACGTGATCGGATAGAGCAAGCTCGCGGGCAAGATCGTGTAATTGATCCTCGGCAAGCTGTACCCGAGTTCGGGGAATTTCCAATTACAGGCGGTGGTGGAGATGACAGTACTCCTCTCCCCGAAACTTACCAAGACGAACTCGACGCCATAGCTGACGCCTTAGGAATCACCGGCGGTTTCGGTGCCAACTTCTTCTTAGATCGTGACGACATGATGATTACTCATCCTGTCACGAAAGAGAAAGTCAACATCCTTGAATACATAATGGGTGAGGAGTTGACGGGGGGCAAAGAAGTCGAAGAACTGTTAGAGGAAACCCAGTGGTGGTCAGAAACTGACAGGCAGATGCGTGCCTTCGATCTTGAATGGAATCGTTTAGGTGACGGCACCGGAGTTCCTAACACTTCGCAACTCGGTTATATCCAACCAACCATTAATACTGTTAAGACTCAACTAAACAAACTTGGTGTTGAGCTTGACGACAAAGTTGTTAATGCCATTGCTAAGTCTGCTGCTCGGTTGCAACTCACAGGACGCCAACTCAGAGAACACTTGTCGGACCTTGACGGCTTCGAGGGCTTTGATTTTGATGCGTTGGCAGCTAGCCAAGAAGAAGGTTTGCTTGGCACTTACCGGGACGACATTCAAAAGGAAGCTTCTAAGTGGATGATTTCTTTGGGTGACGATATAGATGCAGACACAATGAACAACATGATTGAATCGTTCTATGAGGGTGGGGGTACGCAGGACGATATAGATATGGCGTCAACGTATTTCGCTAATCAAGCGAAAGCTCTTTACCCGACGCTTGCTCCGATTATTGACCAAGGCATTTCTTTAAGCACCTATTTCTTGCCGTACAAGCAACGGGTACAGAATTTGTTGGAACGTCAGATTGATTTCTTGGGGACGGATCATGGGTTGTTTGACAAGATTATTAGTTACACGGGTTCGGGTGAGGGTGTTCCTCGGGTAGCGACGTTTAGTGAGATAGATCGCATGATTAAATCTGATAGAAGTTCTGGCTGGTGGGAAACTACTCAGGCAGCAAATAAGTCTCGTAGTTTGGCTGATACGGTCGGTCGGATGTTCGGAGCGGTGGCGTAATGGCAACAGATAACCCAGATTTTGAGTTTGGCAAAGATCCTTACACCGGTCCTGATGTAACTAGCCAAGGCAAGGTAATTAACACTGCTGACGGCTCTTATGTTGAAGGCGGTGTTCGTTACATTTGGACAGGCGAAAAGGACTTCTTTAGGCCTGAAGGTGGGTGGAGTGACACTCCCGAACAGCTAGCCGCAGACGACCCTTACGAGCCGGGTGGTGAGCTAAACCCTCTCGACGAAGACGACGAACCACTTTACAGGCGAGTTTTAAGAGCAGATGGGAGTAGGCAACCGGGGTCATGGTCCAACAACCCCGACTATTACACGGCACCAATTAAACCTGCTGACTTTGGAACATCAGACGCCCAAGGCAACCCGAAGTATTTAACTGGGAAAGACCGCAAAGGTGCCACCACTTATACCCTGAACCCGGATTTCAATAGCGGCAAAAAGAACACAGGCGGCGGAGATCCTTCGGCGGCGTGGGGCGATGCAATGACTCAATGGCAGTCAGATGCAGCCAGACAAAACGCTAGTTCTGTTTTAGGGGATCTGTTGCGTCGTTGGGGTTTAAGCCCAGCGCTTCAAACAACCATTGAACAAGCCATGATTGATGGGGTGTCAGATATAGGTATCGGCCAGTTAATAAGAGAAACTGAATCTTATAAAGCTCGATTCCCCGGAATGGCTACACGGTTCAAAGCTGGGTTACCAGCAATCAGTGAGCAAGATTATTTAGATCTCGAACGTGACTACACGGCGCTATCCAGACAATCAGGGTTCGCAGGCATTTTGGATCGTCAAGAAATGGGAGATCTTATTGGCGGCGATGTGTCGGCACAAGAGTTTCAGACACGCATCACGTTAGCGGAAGCTGCTGTAACAGACGCAGACCCCGAAACAAAGCGATTGCTTCGCGAGTTCTACAACATCAACGACCAAGATCTTGTCGGCTACTACCTTGACCCAGTTAAATCGTCCAACTTGTTTGAAGAACGACGACGGCTCGAAGCCGCTGGTCTTGCAGCTACAACAATGGATGTCATTGGAGACACCCCGAACCTAAATGCTTTGCAAGTTACTGCTGAAGGATTAGCTGATGCAGGTATCCAACAAAGAGAAATACAGCAACGGTTAGGGCAACGTCGTGGGACGACAAGCAGTTTGATTGGTTCTGAAGGAATGACTGGTGCGGAACTCGCAGCAGCAGAGTTCGGGTTAGATTCAGAGAGTTCCATTGAATTGAATCGTTTACTGCAACAAAGAAACGTGCCATTTGGCGGCCAATCAGGGCTTTTAGTCAATGAACGAGGCGCATCAGGACTTGGTTCAGCTAGGTAATTTCATTGAAATTCAATGAACTGTTGACTTTCTCATTGAAATTTCTGTATCATTTCATTCATTGATCGTCCGCCATTGGTGTCCAGAGGCGTTCAATGCCCCTCCATTCCAGTACCACCGCTGGAATGCGTACAGGTTAGGTGAGTGACATATGACAGAAAATGATTCCACTGGATACAGTGGCGAAGATTCTGCCAGTTCATCCGAATCGAAACCCAACTGGCGTCGTGATTTGGAAAGTCGATTGAAAGAAGCTGAGGCTCGTGCTTCAGATGCTGAGAATCGGGTTTCCGGTTATGAACGTCGTGATACATTTCGGTCAGCAGGACTTGATCTTGATGACGCTAGAGTTAAGTATTTTGTAAAGGCTTATGATGGGGAAATGGATGCAGAAGCTATCCGTCAGGAAGCGGAAGCAGCCGGGTTCGTTGGAGGAGATACTCCGACATCTAACCCCTCCCCTGCCATTGAAAATGCACTCCAAGCAGAGCAACGTATCACAGCAGCCGGGGAAGGTGGAGAACCTGTAACTCAATCTGATCTTGACGCTCGAATCAGAGCGACAACTTCAGAAGATGAACTCCGTTCTTTGATGGAGTCGGAGGGTTACTTGTGGGGAGCTTCGCAGTAATTTAGCCCTTTGTTCATTGGAATCCTCACCGTAAGGATTACCAGTGGCATATACAACCACAACGACGCTGAACGATCAGGTTTCAACAGCCTTCGATCAGGTTGCACACTTCGCTTTGCGTTCGCAACCTTTATTCGAGATGGTTGCTGACGTTCGTTCAACAGCCCAGAGCCATAACGGTTCGGGTGTCCAATTCACGTTCTACGCTGACATGGCGCAAGCAACATCGGCACTCACTGAAAACAGTGACGTTACCGCTGTAGCGTTGACTGATAGCGCAGTAACCGTAACTCTCGCAGAGTACGGTAACGCTGTTATCACCACCGCCAAGGTGCGTGGAACCTCATTCCTCAATGTTGACGCTGATGCGGCCAACATTGTTGGCTACAACATGGCTGATTCGCTTGACAAAATCGTTTCAGATGTCGCCAATGGCGGCTCAAACGTAACTCACGTCGGCCAGACCAGCCGTGGTGCCATCACCGCAGGTGACGTTTACACCGCTGCCGAAGGCCGTAAGGCCGTCGCCCAGCTTCGTGGACGTAACGCTCCGGGTTGGGAAAACGGCAACTACATGGCGGTTATCCACCCTGACGTTTCCTACGATCTTCGTGGAGACACAGCGGTAACCGACATTATCCAATACCAAATCCGGCAAGATGGCGCTCCCGTGCGTGCAGGTTCAATCGGAACTTTCAATGGCATTGAATACATTGAAAACCCCCGTGCAGGCCTTATCGCTGACGGCGGCGCTGGCACCGTTGACGTTTACCAGACTCTGATCTGTGGCCGTCAAGGTGTTGCTAAGGCATTTAGCCGTGCCGCTGGCTTTGGTCCTGAGCCAAGCATTGTTGTCGGCCCTGTGGTTGACAGCCTGCGTCGGTTCAACCCAATCGGTTGGTACCACCTTGTTGGTTATGGCCGCTTCCGCGAGGAATGCCTGCAACGAGTGGAATCATCCTCCAGCATTGGAGCTAACTAATAGTTAGTTCCTAAGAGAAGTGGGGGGGTCGGGTTTTCCCCCTTCTCCCGGCTCCCCTACGCTTCTCTGCTATCATTTCAATCATGCCTATCGTTAAAGGAAAGAAGTATCCTTATACCGCTAAAGGTAAAAAGGCTGCTGCCGCCGCAAGGAAGAAAAAGAATGCAAAAACCAAACGGTGATGTAACGATCAGGCCAAAGCCGATCCAAGGAACGAGTAACACCAATGGCTAGTGGTCTTTATGTAGAAACTTTCGAGGCGGCGTTAAAGAACGACCTTGCTCTCGATATGGACAATGACACTTTTAAGTGCATGTTGACGCTTACGGGGTACTCCCCGAACTTTGAAACTCACACGAATAAGTCAGATGTGACAAACGAAGCGTCAGGTACCGGGTACACAGCCGGTGGCGAAACTCTTACAAGTGTTGCTATGACTAGCAGTTCCGACGGGACAGGCACAATTAAATGGGACGCAGACGATGTGTCGTGGGCTAACTCTACGCTGACAGCAGTCACTGGAGCAGTCATTTACGACGACACGGTAGCAAACGACCGTTTGATTGCGTACATAGATTTCGGGGGATCATTCAGCACAACGTCAGGTACATTCCAGATTCAATGGAATGCGTCTGGCATCTTTACCCTCGACTTGAAGCCGTAGGAGATTTCAATGCCAACAGCTAATTACCCAACTTCTTTGGACACAACCTCTACGCAGGTTACCCCTACGTCTTCCACTGACTTAGATGCGTCAGGTTTTGAACACGATCAGGTGCATGGTGCTGCTTCTACTGCTTTGATTGCTTTGGAAACAAAGGTAGGCATTGGGGCTGCTCCTGCTACTGGTGGCGCTGCCAACTCGATTCTTATGAATGGTGGCACGCCGGGTACTACCTCGTGGTCGAACACATTGACTGGGACAACGATTGCGGGCACCACTCTTTCAGGTGCAGTTGTCGGTGGAGATCAGATCATGTCAGCGGTTACGCATAAGGATTATGCGGAAACGTGCGCTGAGAACGCCACTGTTACAGGCACAGTTAGTATCGATTTGAATAACGGAAATGTTCATTCAGTCATATTGACTGGTAATGCGACCTTAACCTTTGATAACCCGGTAGCGACCGGTGATTCAAGCTCGTTTACTTTGATAGTTAAACAAGACGGTACTGGTTCACGCACAGTTACGTGGCCGGGCTCAGTGGCTTGGGCTGCTGCGACTGCTCCGACTTTGACGACTACTGCTAACCGGTTTGATGTTCTAGCGTTTACTACTGTTGATGGTGGTACTCGTTGGTTTGGGTTTGTAGCTGGCCAAGATTTCGCATAAGGATTACTGATGCCTCTAGGCGCATTTAAAGCAACAGTCTTAGGTGCTGCCGGTTCCGCTGGGGGCGCTGATTTAGCTGCTATAGAAAAAATTGCTACTATAAGTATTAGCGGCAATCCAGCGGCCATAACTTTTAGCAGCATTCCTCAAACCTATGATGATTTGTGGATTACTTCCGGTACGGAGATTTACCGTTGGCCTGATGGGGCTGGGTTTTACATGACCTATATGCAAATGCACTTTAATGATGACCGAGCTAATTCTCGTCGTTACGATATCTCGCGGGCATATGGCGATCCCAACCCGGCAGGTTCACCATTCGGTGACCGGAGTAATACAAGCGGCTATTTCAACGGTATTGGTTACGCTACTGACCACTACCAGAGCTATGACCACACTATTTGTCCCCAAGAAGTTCAAATATATGGGTACACAAGCACTAGCAAACACAAACCATTTCAGACTAGAAGCACAAGTATCGCACAAGAAAGTTCGTGGATTGGTGGTGCGCTAGCTTACGGTATGCAATATGACCAAGAATCTACGGCCGTTACGAGTTTGACTATAACAGAAGGTTCAGGCCAAAACTATTGGGACACTAACGCGAAAGTCACGCTGTGGGGGATTACGAGAGCCGGTAAAGCATGACAGATTTTCGATCTTTAGGAACACATGAAGTTTCTGGTTCAGCAGTAGCTTCAATTTCTTTTACCGGTCTTAACGTCACGGATTATTCAGTATTAGAAATCCATTGGCAACTATTCTCAGATTACGACAGCGTTGCGTATGACCGAGTGCGGCTAGTGCCTAGTAGTGGTACTGGCGGTGCAAGCGGAGATGGCGGCACAAACAATTCCGGTGTTTCTTGGGGCATAGGGACCAGCAACACAACATCTGTTGGAACAGGAAACTCTATTAATGGGACAACCAATAACCAGATTATTGGTATGTGCATAGCAGATTTTATTTCTGATGCGAGTGATTGGACGGGTACTCCCGGCAAAGCAATTATTTATAATCCAACCAAAGAAGTTGAGAGCTACGAACGGGATATAACTGTTTATTGCGAATCGACACCCGGTTTTGGTAGTGGATGGGGCGGTAGCACCGATAACAAAGACGTGACTTACACGATTGTTACTTGGCCCGGTCGGACAGACAACTCGATTTCGAGTTTAACTTTTTCTCCTGTCAATGGATCTAACTGGAAAGTTGGTTCTTGGATAGCTGTCTACGGGTACTATCAGGAGTAGTTATGGCCGGTCTTAAATTTATTACGAAACATGAATTTGCTAATAGCACAACCGCTAGAGCCAGCTTTACGTCTATGAATGTAAGCGGTTATTCGTGGTTGCGTATTTTTATATCTGGACGTGGAACGGCTTCTGCTGATGCTTCGATGCGTATGAGAATGGGTATCAACAGCGATCCATGGAGTAATACAAGTGGTGGTCGTGAATGGTATATGGGGAAAGATGCTGGCAACTATTACGCCAATAATTACAATCAAAACGAGTTTAATTCTGATATGGGTTTAGGATTTCCCCAAGACGGTTCTGCTTGGAGCTACAACAGCAGCACTAATAAATCAATGGGCTGCTGGCAAATCGATTTGCCTTTGCCCGATCAAGCTGCTGAAGGCGGTCAAGTAACTTATTACCAACTGGGTTACTCGGGAGGGTTTTCCACAAATGTAAATGGGGCTACTGGATTGGGCAGACAAAGTGGCCGTGTCGTGCAGGGAGGCTTCAGATGGAGTACATCGTATCCGTCCGATATGGTTGCGGTAACAGAACTAACCTTTGATATTGATAACAATAACTGGCGGCAAGGTTCTGCCATTTATATTTATGGATTTGAAACGTAAGGAAGATTGATGGCTGGACCACAGACAGTAGAAATTAATTGTGAAACTGGTGAAGTTACTTATCGTGAGTTGGCTGCTGCTGAAATTGCTGAAGCAGAAGCTAGTAGCAAAAAAGCTATAGAAGAACAAGAAGCTGCTAAAGCTGCACACGAACAAATGCTTACCGATAAAGCGTCAGGTAATCAGAAACTTAAAGACCTTGGTTTAACTGACGACGAAATCGCTGCGCTCACTAGCTAAGGATTGTTATGCCGTTAGGAGCTTTCAAAGTAGCATTGTTTGGTTCAGGTTCTGGGGCGTCTGACACATTTATTGCTGAGATACGTTCAGATACTTCAGACTCTGGCTCTGCCTTGCAGCGTAATATGAGTGGTATAGCAGTTGATAGCGACGAAAATGTTTATATAGCTGGATATGGAAGTAAAGCAGCAGGCGGCTACCAAGCTTGGTTTATTAAAACTGATGCGTTGTTCTCTGATTTTACAATCAACAGAGTTTCTGACGCTAATGCCACGGAACAAGGCAACTGGTATTACCAAGACTTGTTTAATACCAGAACAGCAGGAAGTTCAACTGACCAAATTTGGTGGGGCGGACAAGTAAATAATGTAAGCCCTGAATTTCCTCGATGGTGTGCCACGATGAAATCAGATTTGAGTGAAGAAACCGATACCTTCGGTGGCTTCATGTGGTATCTAAATTCGTGGCCTTGGAATAACAGCGGTAACTACAATAACGAGCCAAGAGGTATTCTTGCTTCTAGTGACTCCAACATACTTGTAGGCAATTCTCGTCTCTATGAGACTCAACAAAGTTACCAAAACGCTGTTTTCAATACTGTGTTCACCAAAAGCAGTAGCGAATACGCAATTGCTTATGCTAAGAGTTACACCCCCGGATGGGCGCAAAACGCTTACACGGCTGGAAACTGGTTGAGAGCTACTGGCAGCAGCAGTTCTATTTGGGAGGACCACGATTTTTATTTTGGGACAAGCAATGTCAGCTATCAAAATGGTGGTGCCCAACTTTTTAGACGTTATGGGGGCGGTCACGGTTCAGAAGATTCTCATTGTTATTACCCAAACACAGGGGCTATTAACACAGGATCATTCCAATTAACTGGTAAAGGAAACTACCTTTACTTGGTATGTATGAACAACGGTGACTCTTCAACGCATTTATGTAAAATTAATGAGTTTGGTACATCTAGCGGCGATATTGTTTGGTCACGAGAAACATATAGAACTGGTCAAAATGGGCAACAAGGGTATCAAACCACACCTGTAATTGATTCAAACGAAAATATTTGGCAGACCCATACCTACCAATACGCTGAAGGTTCTGTCAACCGAATGGGAACTATTATTTATAGGTACAACAGTAGCGGTACGATTGATCGTTGTTACGATTTACGACAAGCAACAGACATAACTGATGCCTACAACTACCAGTTCCCTCGACAACTAGCGTTGAGCTATAGCGAAGATATATTATATATGGCGTTTGGTTCTTATGCAGATGGCACAACAAACACTGGCGCTTATGTATTGGCAGTTAAAACAGATGGTTCGACAACAGGCACAGCAACTCTTGGTACTGGGTCTGGTCCTGCTGTAGACGATACGACGTGGGTTTTAACTTCAGACACTTCGTATGCTACAAGCGCAACTTCGGATTGGGTTAAAACTAGTACAAGCGGTGTTTCTTGGGGGAGTATTCAACCGAATCAATTCCAAAGCATAACTGCAACGACAACAGCAAAAACAGGTGCTATCACATTGGGTGCTTTCTAATGTTGAATATCGTTTACATGGATATAGAAGGGAATTATCCCCGACATTCAGGAGATATCCAAGCTGTTCATCCAGATTGGAATGTGGGAGATCCTCTGCCAGATCGCTGGCGTGCTGTCGAAGTTGACGATTCCCCTGAAACCGTTGTTACTTATCCTGAAGATGCGTCTGACGAAAACCCTAAGCCTCCATTGACTTATCAAAAGTTGGTTCGGGAAGCTCCTGTCTTTAACGCCACATCAGGTGTATGGACGCAGGGCTGGAGTGTAGAAACGCTCGATTGGGAAGCCCCAGATGAAACTGGTTGATGCCCCCGGCAAAGTAAACACCGGGCGGCCACTCAAACCATTCGGCATAGTCGTCCACCACACCGCCTCAAACCGCAACGCAGATCCCGACAACGTGATCGCAATGTGTGTACGAGGAGTCAACAAGGTACCCGGACCTCTATACAACTACATCATCAAACGTGATGGCACCATTGTCAAGTTGACTGCTGAGAACGTGAAAGCTAACCACGCTGGCCGAGGCTTACAAGCTGTGTTGACACGGATGCAGCAGAACAATCCGGTAGTAGGGGACGCTACAAGTCCCGGTAAGATCAGCGCTAACTCTCGTTTAATAGGTGTTTCTCTTATTAATGACGGGTTGGGAGAAGATATACCCGAGGCTCAGATGGACGCACTCGTAGAGTTGTGCGCCTTTCTGTGCGACGGGCATAAATGGAACCCTGACTGTGCTGTGATAGGCCACAAAGAATGGACTTCACGTAAGGTTGATCCCTCGTTCTCAATGAGTGAGCTTCGAGGAATGATTCAACGTCGCATGGTTACAAGCATTCCTGTAATGACTTTACCTAAGGAACCAGAGGATGGGCTTGTTCCGTTCCCCGGAACGCTACGCAAAGGCTCTCGCAGCCAAGCAGTTGTTCATGTTCAACGAGTAGTAGGAGCTTTAGCCGACGGAATATACGGGCGTGGTACACTCGCCAAGGTAAAACAATGGCAGCGAGCCAAAGGGCTTGTTGCAGATGGCGTAGTTGGTCCAAAGACTTGGGCGGCTATGCAGATACGGAGACAAGAAGTTGTTCAACCAGCGTTTTATTAAAGATTCATTAGAGCGTGCTATCTCTACCTTTGCTCAGGCGTGGGTAGCTGCGATGGCAGTGC